CCAAGCGTAAGGACTTTGAATTGATGAGGATATTAAAGGTCACAGAGGTAAATAGATATATCTGTGATACTAATATGGGAGTATTAAAACTCCAACTGAGGAAAGGAGAGAAAGATTATAGATTTCTACTAGACGCAGTTCCCCTTCCAAAGGATTTGAATAAAGAGGTATATGAATTACTGTATAAGCCAGAGATACCACAGGTGCAAGTATTTGGCCCTAGTGTCGAGGACAATGAGGGAGTAAATGTAGTAATAGACCCACCAAATAAAAAGAATGTCAAAATACACCGAAACAAAAAAGAAAAGACTGTTTAGAGGGTATTACATGGACGAAGAAGGAAGATTCCATAGTGTTAAGAACATGAACCCAATTCCACCACAAGAAAGAACTCTAGTAAATACTTTTAGTGGAAATCACTATATATCTAAAGGCCAAATAATATGTAATGGTCGAGATAAAGAAGGTAAGATGACTTATATAACAGGATGAATATTCTAAATATAAAACCCTATACCAAAAATGCTAAAAAGCATCCCGCTAAGCAGATTAAACAAATTGCAGATAGTATCTCTGCGTTTGGTTGGGGCCAGCCAGTTGTGGTGGATAAAAACGGAGTGCTTATTGTTGGACATGGAAGATATGAGGCTGCGAAGTTATTGGGCTTGGAAGAGATACCTGCAATCGAAGTTGACCTTACGGAAGAACAAGCAAAGGCGTATCGCCTCGCAGATAACAAATTAAATGAATCTGAATGGGATATGGACTTAGTAATCCAAGACCTGGTAGACCTAACAGGATTTGACAAAGACTTACTTATAACACCTGATGAGAAAGATGATATAATCCCAGAGAATGTACCTGCTAGGAGTAAGTTAGGTGATTTATATGAGTTAGGTATACATAAGGTCATTTGTGCAGATTGCACTCAACCTGACGCAGTTTTGACGCTTATGGGCGATTCTAGGGCTGATATATCATTTACATCACCGCCTTATAATGTTGGTCATAATCTAGGTTATGAAGGAAAAGACAGTAAATACATACATTCCGATGATAAGGTTGATTACCAAGAATTGATAGTTAAAAGTACACAAAATTCATTAGAATATGCAAAAGATGTATTTGTTAACCTACAATTTTTAGCTGGTAACAAAAGAGATATATTATTATGGTTAGCTGAATTATCAGAACAATTTAAGGATATATTCTTTTGGAAGAAATCGCAGGTGCAACCTGCGATGGCAGAAAATGTAGCAAATTCACAAGTAGAAGTGATAGTATTGTTTGGTAAGAATAATAACTCACGAAGTTGGGGAAACAAGAAATTTAGAGGAAATTTTAGTAATCACATAGAAACAAAATCAGCAAGCGGGGAAAATAAAAATGCAAAAATACACAATGCAACATACCCAGTTGAATTACCTCTCACATTTCTAAAACATGGATATGGTATAGGAACTAAAGTCTTAGACTTATTTGCAGGAACAGGAACCACAATGATTGCTTGCGAAAAACTAGGTATGGAATGCAATATGATTGATATAGAACCTGCTTACATAGACGTTATAGTTCAAAGGTATATAGACTATACAGGTATTGAGGAGATTAAGAAAAATGGTAATATAATCACATGGAACAAAACCCCGAAAAAGACGGTGTAATAACGGGTAAAGACCCAATAACGGGTCAATTTCTACCTGGCAACAAACTAGGTGGTAAAAGTGTTGGACAAAGAGACTTCGCCACTGACTTTGATGAAGCCGTAGATGAGATAGCTAAAGATAACGGAATTACAAGAAGTGAAGCTAGAAAGATTTTATTAAAAGTAGCGTACAAAAATGCTAAAGAAGGCAACTATTCATTTTATAAAGACATACACGATAGGATATATGGCACAGCTACACAGAAAGTTAAGGTAGATGCCAATATACACGATGAAGAGAAAGAAGAGTTTACTAAAGAAGAAGTAATAGACTTTAAAAAGTGGAGGAAACAGAGAATATCACAAAGAAAGAAATAGAGTCCTATCAAAGAGTATCTCCGACTTTCTGGTTAGAAACTGAAGAGATTAAAACTGAGACAGGACAACCCTTAGACTTTGAACTACACCGCTATCTATTTGACATATATGAAGATGACTCCCCTTTTCTATGCTGTATCAAAGCGGGGCAAATAGGTTTTTGTTTACACCCAGATACTAAGGTTTTAACGGCTGATTATAAGTGGATTAAGATAAAAGACTTAAAGTTAGGGCAAAAACTTGTTTCAGTTGATGAAAGTGCTAAAGGTCAAAGGCACGGTAGAAAAATGAGGGTTGCTATAGTAGAGGGTAAAAAGGAAGTATTTGAAGAATCCTATCGAATAACTATGGAGGATGGCAGAGTCTTAACAGCTACAGGTAAACATAGATTTCTAAGCCAATTAAGGTCTTCCACTACTTCTATATGGAGGCAAGTGGAAAAGATGAGAGTGGGAGACACTATCCGAAACTTTAGTGAAGTTTGGAATGAATATCCTACTTATGAAGATGGTTGGGTTGCGGGGGCTTTGGATGGAGAGGCTTCATTAAGACATAAAACGGGGGCTGAATTGACCTTTGTACAACAACCAAACAAAGGCATATTGGAGAGGATGCGTCTTTACTTAGAGAAAAATAATTACACGTTTCGTGATGTTATTAGAAAAAAGAGTGGATTTAAGAGCAGTCCTAATCCTATTGGAGAACTTACTCTATCAAGAACAGACGAAATATTTAAGATAATAGGTAAAACTAAGCCGTCAAGATTTGTTAATAGAACCGATTGGTGGGAGGGCAACTGTATACCAGGTAATAGCCCTGAAACCTCTTGGATTAAGATTGTCGATATAGTTAAACTATATGGTAAACAGCCTATGATAGATTTGCAGACTTCCACTAAGACATTCATCGCAGAGGGTTTTGTGTCTCATAACAGTACATTCGCCATATTCAAGACGATGCACATGGTTAAGTTTAAGCATTTAGACGTGGGGTATATTCTTCCTACAGTAGAAATGGTACAGAAGTTTGTAGGCTCTAAAGTTAACCGTATAGCTCAACAAAACTCTTCCATTCAGGAGATGATGAAAGATAAGGACTCTATCACCCAGAAACAAATAGGCGAGAACTATATATTTTATCTAGGTGCTCAAACAGACAGAAGTGCAATCATGTTATCGCTTGATATGCTTGTAGCTGATGAATATGATAAAGCCCCACAAGAGATACTAGAGATATATGATTCACGCTTACAACACTCTAAGTTTGGGTATAAGTATGTATTCTCCAATCCCACAATTCCTGACTTCGGTGTAGATAGATTCTGGGAGATAAGCGATAAGAAAAAGTGGTTTATACAATGTGATAGTTGTTCCGAGAGATATGTACTTGATGAAGAGTGTATAGATTATGAAGCCGAGATATATAGATGTCCTAAATGTAAAGCAGAGATAACAGATGAGAACCGAAGACTAGGTGAGTGGGTTCCGACAGCAAATGGCAAATGGTCAGGCTACTGGATTCCACTATGGCTTAATCCCCTTGTGCCCGCTTCAAAGATAACTGAATACAAACACACTAAAACCAAAGAATACTTTGCTAACTTCGTAGCAGGACTTCCGTATATCAACACGTCCAACATGTTGTCAGAAGCAATACTGGACACAAACCTGATAGACAAGGTAAACACACAAGAGGGTAGGATTATTATAGGGGTAGATACAGGCCATAACATTCACTACACCTTGGCGAATAAAGATGGCATATTCTATTACGGATATTGTGAGAGTGTGGCCGAGAAACAACAGGCAGGCTATGACCCTTATGATGAGTTAGAAAAGGTTTTAATACGTTACCCACGTTCAATCATGGTAGCCGACCAAGGCGGAGATTTGATTGGTATACGCAAGCTACAGGCTAAATACATAGGTAGAGTATTCTTATGTTGGTTTGTTAAAGAGACTAAGAACCTACAGATAATACGTTGGGCTGAGAATGATGAGGAAGGTAAGGTGTTAGTAGATAGGAATCGCATGGTGCAAAGTGTGGTAGATGAGTGGAATGAACGTAGATTTCCTATCTGGGGCAAGAAGGAAGATTGGCTACCCTTTTACAAGCATTGTCTAAACATATACCGAGTCAAAGAGATTTCAGGTCAAGACGAGAACGACCCACAATATGGGTGGCGATGGATTTGGAAAAGGAAAGGCCCAGACCATTGGCTTATGTCCACAGTTTATGCTCGTGTAGGATTAGATAGGTTTGCACAAGACCTAGCCCAGATAGTGAAGAAAACAGGAGGACTTGCAGGTGTACCTCGTGCTTGGAACATTAAAGAAACCCCATCAGGCCCTATTAACCCTTATGGAGATTTATACAGAGAAATAGATATATGAAAAAGATAAAACTCTCCAAAGGAAAATATGCTCTAGTAGATGATGAAGATTATCCTTATATTTCAAGGTTTAGTTGGCGTTTGATAGAAGATTCTGCCAATTCTCATTGTGGTACTACAATCCACGGTAAAAAAGACGTAACTATATATATGGAGCAATTTTTAATTAAAGGAGAGTCTTTTAAGGTTATTACCCACAAAAATAGGAACACATTAGACAACCAAAAAGATAACCTGTTATTGGTAGACAGTTTTGTGTCCCGAGGAAGAGCAAGAAAAACTTGTAAGCCAGTCTCATCAATTCATAAAGGTGTCTATTGGAGTGGTTCTAAAAAAAGGTGGATAGGTAGAATAAGTACTCAAGGTAAGGTTTATGAAGCTCCCTATAAGTTAAAAAGCGAAAATGATTTGGCTAAGTGGTACAACAAAAAGGCTCGTGAATTATATGGAGAATACGCCTATCAAAACATATGCAAATAACGATTGAACAAAAAACTCCAGTCTATTTATCGCCTGACGAAGCCTTATTATTCATGGCTTTTCAAAAGAACTACCAGATAATAGCTCACATATTAGGCACAATGGACTCTTTGAAGATAGGTGATTTATCTAATGGTAGATTAGAGATGGACTTTGATAAGACTGGCATGGTTACTCATACTTCGATAACTAAGCATTTCAGATAGGTTATCCACATGTTGACCTTTTCTTTCGATTGACAACTGTGATATGATAGTTCCGTAGATTAATATTAACTCCAACCCAACGTAAGGGCGAGTAGGATTCATTTCCTATTCGCCTATTTTTTTATGGACACAGACCCATTCACAGCTAATATTGCAGGTGTACAAAACCTCATAGAATCTCCTGAAAACAAAGTAGCCTCAACCTTTGACCATGATGAAGGGGCAATTAGTGATGTAATAGACTTACTTGAACTAGATAAGTCAGATGAAGAACTAAAAGAATTAAGGAGAGCTTATGAGAACAAATCCGCACCTTATACAGGAAAGATAGAGCCTCGACAGAAACAAAACAAAGCCTATCTATTTGGTACTAATCGTTCAACAGGAGGAATCTTATCCAAGACTGTACCCTCTAACCTTCTCTTCCAAGCTACCGCAACTTTCGTACCTCAAGCCCTAGCCAAGAACCCAGAGCCAGTAGTTTGGTCAGATAACACAGACGAGGGTAAAGAGGCCTCAAATGATATTAAGACCATGCTTCAGTTTCACGCTGATATTCTTTGTCTTAGAAAGAAACTAGGACTCATGGTGTGGCAGTGGTCAGTAGACTTCATAGGTATTAAGAAGTTCGGCTTTAATAAGAAAACAAACGATATTTCATGTGAAGTAAGAAAGCCTAAGAACTTTATCTTCGACCCAGACGGTTATGTAGATGAGTATGGAGATTTCCAAGGCGAGTATCTAGGTGAAAGAATCAAATCAACCGCCCAAGAGTTAGTAGACCTATTCCCAGATAGTAAGGAGTTAATTACGCAAGATGTCGGTGAGAAGATGGGTACACTCGTTCAACGTACAGAATGGTGGAATGATGAATTTACTTTCACAAC